TTAAGCAGAGTCTCCCATTTCGAGTGTGTCGCTACCCACGCCCTGAATGCCAGAAGCCGGCACCTTCAGTTGATCGATGGCGAACTGATAGGGAAGGTCCAGAAAGGCGCTCAAGTCCGAATCTGCTCTGCTTTCCTGCTTATCTTCTTGCTCTGCCAGAAGGTGCTCGATAAGTGTCTGACTTGTAATTGGAACGCTTGCATCTCGGAGGGCAATGACCGCCTTGCCCAGCAAGGTGGGGACCATTCCCTTCGCAAAGTCTTCTAGCGCTCGACGATCTCGATCGAGTGCTCTTCTCGCTCTTTCCTCGCTACTCATCTTCTTGCCCATATCTCAATCTCCTTGGGAGCGTGGACTCGATAGCGCCTGAACGTCTCAGAGGCTGAGACGAAGTTTCGCTGTGGGGACGAGCAGTTGGGATTGGCGCGCGCCAATTATTTCTGGTGTATCTGATGACAGTAAGAACTGGAGTAGCGAATGATTACTTCGATTTCCTTAACCGTCTAGAAGCGGCGCTCTGTGCGGAGGGGCATGCCTGGGGCCTGCTTTATGTCGGCGCCGGCAACGGCACGTTGACCGGTTCGGACGGCGCCACTGGCGCCTACCGCGGCGGCAGCGCCAGCGTGGCGGAAGGCTTCACCCTAACCGCGCTCGACGCCGGGCGGTTCCAGGTAGTCGGTGCGGTCGCAGGTGATCTAGGCATTGCGCAGGTTGGCCAGCCCTTCGATTCCGAGCGGCTGCGGTTCCGTATCAACGCCGGATCGACGCCGTTCGTGGCCGGCGATCGCTTCACCCTGAACACGTCGCCGGCCTGGACGCTGCTGCGCCGCTATGGCTGCCGGAACGCCAGCGCTCGCACCACGAACCTCACCAATCCCACGGCGGTGTTTGATAATCGGACCGACACTTGGGGCAACCTGCCCGTCGCCGGTCTGCCAGCGCACGCCAGTATCGAGATGATCGGTCCGGCGGTGGTCAAGGCGCTGACCCTCGGGATCGGCGATAACGGCGCGCGCGGTCCGGCTGCCTTCGAACTGCAGCGCTCCGACGACGGCTCGGCCTGGTCGCGGGTGCAAGCGTGGAGCGGCCAGGTCTGGCCGAGCGCGCGCATGCGCCGCACCTATCCAATCACCGGCTCGCCCACAGCAGCGCGGTTCTGGCGCCTGCTGATCACCGGCACGGCCGGCGCCGACCCGCTCGAAGTCAACGACGTCAGCTTCCACACCGATCTCAACGCTGACTTCGAACTCGAAGACCGGGCGCAGTGGATCGTGCAGGCGCCCGGACTGGACGGGCAGAAGGCGATCTTCATCGGCGCCGAACTGTACGAGGACGCCGCGCGCGCTGCGTACAACCTCAATTGGTACGGCTTTCGCTCGCACAATCCGCTGCGTAGCCTACGAACGCAAACCAATGTCAGCGGCTCGCGCGGATTGCCGCTGCGCAACGGTCCCTTCGCCTATTGGCTCGCGATCAACGGCCAGCGCGTGGTGATCATCGCGCGCGTCGGCACGGTGTACCTGAGCGCGTACCTGGGCTTCATCAACGCCTATGAGCCGCCGTCGATCCACGAGTATCCGCTCGCGATCGGCGCGTGCGGATCTGCCGAGACGCTGACGCCCGATGCGACCGACGCCAATTTCCGTTGCTTCTTCGATCCCGGACGCTACGCGCTGGCGGTGAACTACCCGGACAACGTCTGGCGTCTACACGTCAACCGTTATGCATCGGGATCGAGTGACATCGGCGATACCGAAACGCCCGGCAAGGTCTATCCCAGCGCGATGTCCACGTGGGGCGATCGCGCCAATCTTCGCGAGAACCTGGACGGCACATCGCCGGTGCTGCCGCTCGTTCTGGGCAGTTCGTCCCCGCGGCATCCGCTGGGCGAGTTCGATGGCTGCGGCTGGACCACCGGCTTCAGCACCGCTTCCGAGTCGCGGATCGACCACGATGGCGCGGCCTGGATGGCGTTCCAGAACGCCTTCCGGATCTCTCCCGACAACTACTTCGCCTTGAAGCTGGACTGATGGCCTACGCGACTTCCGCGGCGAACGACCCCAACGAACTGCTCGACAAGCTGCGGGTGTTCGCCCAAGGCAACGGCTGGGCGGTGGATGGCTGGCGCGATCGCACCGTCCGGGTCGGCAAGGCGCTGAGCGTGCATGCGGGTTCGCTGTACGCGACGTTTCTGACCGAGCTGACCGGTGGCGACGGTTCTCGGCCGCCGCCGTTCGTGGGCGCGTTCGGGCATACCGGATATGCGGCGAACGCCAATGCCGATCTTCAGGCCGACGCCAGTGCGCAGGTCTGGGCGAACTACGTCCAAGGCCCGTACAGCGCGGTCCACTTCTTCAGCGCAACGGCGCCGCAGCCGTACCTTCACATCGTGCTGGAGACTCAAGCCGGGACGTTTAAGCACTTCGGCACGGGAAGGCTGGTGACCGCAGGCGTGGTCAGCACTGGTCAGTACGTCTACGGCAGCCAGTGGTACTACGACCCCAACTACATCAGCAGTCCTGACGACGTTCGCCATGCGATTGCGTTCGATGACTACTGGGCCAACTACATGTCAGCGGCCACGCGCGTGCGCGCCGATTTCGATGGCGTTACGCCCCGCTGGCATGGCGTCTCGGACAGCGCAAGCGATACGCGCGCGCTGTACTGCGGCTGGCGCCGTCGCGGCGCGCCGATCAATCTGCTGAAAGACATCGGGCACAGCACGCTGACCGGCCGCGCACCAGGCCAGCCGCTATGGTGCGCCGTGCCGCGTGGCGGCGATCTGATCACCGACGTCGGCCATCCGCCGGACCTGCGCTTCATCCGCCTGGACAGCTACGCGCCCGGCGAGGAACTGGTGCTGGGCAGCGACCGCTGGAAGGTGTTCCCGGTCCACCGCAAGAACGGCCCGGCCGGCACCCCGAACAGCGGGGTCTACGGGTATGCCTATCGCATCACCGAGTAAATAGCGGACATCGCATGTGGCATGGCCTGTGGCCGCTGACCTTCAGCGGTCAGGGCGATTATTTTCGGTCGCCCCCGTTCTGGGATGGCCGACCCAGCGGTGCATTGGCCGGTGAGCCGGCCTTCGGGGAGCGCACCGTAGAGGTGCCCCAGCACATCGGCGACCAGCGTCGCGGCGCGATGCAGCCGTTGTTCGGCGATGACTTCTTTGACCGCATCCACGTCGAGCCGCGGGTACTGAACCTCGGCAACGTCAGCAGTGTGCAGCGGCGCGCCGTGCGGGTATGGAATGCGTTCCGCAGCCGGGCGCTGACGTTGACCGACGCGACGCTGTTGGGCGGCGAGGGCATCGTCCTGACTGCGCCCGGCGTGCCGCCGCTGCCGTTCGCCCCGCTGTCGGAGCGAACGTGGCAGGTTGCGGTCGGAACCGATGGCCCGCCGGTGATCGGCGCCACCCTGGCGTTCCGGTTCGACGGCTTCCCCGCACTGCCGGTTGTCATCACTGGCCAACGCATCGTCGCGTTCGCCTTCATGCCGGATTGGTCACGCGGCGTGCTGGAGCGGCTGGCATGGCGCACCGACGTCCTGACCAGCCCGCTGCAGGTCGAGCAACGCCGCGGCCTGCGCTCGACGCCGCGGCGGTCGTTCGAAGCGACGTTGATCGTGGACGGCCGCGAGCGGGTGCTGTTGGATCTGGCCGTGTTCGGCTGGGGCGGACGGACCTGGGCGCTGCCGGTCTGGCCGGACGGCCAGTGGCTGGGCGCCGAGCATGCACTCGGCGTCCGCGTCCTGGCCTGCAATCCAGTCCATCGCGATTTCCGACCCGGCGGTCTGGTGCTGCTGCGCGGCGCCACCGCATTCGACACCGAAGTCGCTGAGATCGAGTCCATCGGCGCCGACCGCATCGTCCTGCGGCATCCGACGACGCGGGCATGGGCGCGCGGCGCTCGCTTGTACCCCGTCCGGACCGCCCGCCTTGCCGAAGCGCCGAAGGTCACCCGCCTGACCGATCAGGCGGCCTCGGTCGCGGTGCGCTTCGAGGTGGTCGAGCCCTGCGACTGGCCGGCACTGAGCGATGCGCCCGTATACCGCGGGCACCCCGTGCTGGCCGATCGCCCGGACGAGTCCGAATCGCGGTCGACCGGATGGCAGCGCGCCTTGCTGTCCCTGGATAACGAGTTCGGCGCCCCGTTCGTACTCGACCCTGCGGACTGGGCGGCCGTGACCCAATCGCACCGCTGGCGCATGCACGGACGGGCCGAGCGAGCGCGCGTCCGGTCCTGGCTGTACGCCCTGCGGGGCCGCCAGCGCGCCGTGTGGCGGCCGACCCACGCTGACGACCTGGTCCTGGTCGCCACCGTCGCCGGCACCGCGACGGCGGCGGACGTGGCCAACGTTGGCCTGGCCCGATTCGGCGGTCTGCGGCCGGGCCGCCGTGATCTGCGCATTGAGCTACGCGACGGCCGCGCCTTTCATCGCCGCATCACCGGCGCGGTCAGCCTGGACGAGGCCGTGGACCGAATCGCGTTCAACGCGGCGCTGGGCGCGGAAGTCCGGCCGCGCGATGTGAAGCGGATCAGCTTCATGGCGTTGTCGCGCGCCGACAGCGACGAATCCGAAATCGAGCACCACACCGACAGCGACGGCGCCGCCGACGCGGCCATCGTGCTACGTGCGGTGCGCGATCCCGACCAAGACGATGGACCCGCCCCCGCGTGAGCTTCGATCAATACGAGCGCTCGACCGCTGCGGGCAACCCTCGGCGGTTGTACGAGTTCGTCCGCGGTGGCCAGCGCTGGCGCTACACCGGCGGTGACCGCGACTTCCAGCTCGATACACAAACCTACCGCGCAGTCGCGATCAGCGACGACGGCATCCGCCAGTCTGGCCACGTCGCCAGCGACGTGCTGACGATCACCGCGCCCGGCGATTTCGATGTGGCCCGGCTCTATCGCGGCTTGCCGCCGTCGACCGAGGTCGCGGTGTTCGTCCGCGACATCCACGAAGGCGACAGCGAAGCGCGCGTCGCGTGGGTTGGCCGGGTCGCTGGCGTCAATCGGCCCAAGCTGGAAACGAGCGAGATCCGCTGCCAGTCGCTGGATGCCGCGCTCGGACAGCCGGGCTTGCGGCTGGCGTGGACGCGTGGCTGTCCCTACACGCTGTACGACCGCAACTGCCGGGTGAACCCCGAGGCGCATCGGGTGCCGGCGACGCTGGCGACGGTCGCCGGCAACGTCGTCACGGCCGGCGCGTTTGGCCTGCTTCCCGATGGCTGGTTGGCCGGCGGATTCCTGGCCTGGGATCTGGGCGAGGCCGGCATCGAGCGGCGCGGCATCCGATTCCACGAGGGCGAGCGATTGATCCTGCTCGGTGCCGGCGACGGACTGCGTGTCGGTCAGGCCCTCGTCGCCTATCCCGGCTGCGCCCGAACCATCGCCATCTGCCACAGCAAGTTCGCCAACGCGCCGAACTACGGCGGCGTTCCGGGGTTGCCCGGCAAATCACCCTTTGACGGCACGCCCGTCTTCTAACTTTCGGATCACTCCATGAACGTCTGGGTCCAGCTCGCGATCTGGCTGGTCAGCTATTTCGTCTCGGCGGCCGCACGGCCGAAACCGCCGCAGCCCAAGCCGGCGGCCTTCGGCGACTTCCAGTTCCCGCAGGCCATCGAGGGCACGCCGCAGGCGGTGATCTTCGGCGACGTGTGGATCTCCGACTGGATGGTCCTCGGCGTCGGTCAGTACCGCACGCAGGCGATCAAGCAAAAAGGCGGCAAGAAGTGATCGTGACCCTGGATCACCTGCGTCGCGCGCCGAGTTTCGGAGCGCGGCCGGGCTTTTGTGCGCAAGGCGGTCGCGAATGGTTTGCCTACTACGGCCTGGACTGGAGCGCATTCGTGCGCGACGGCATCCAGGCCGAGACGCTGGAGGCGACCGGCGACGCGCTGGGCCTGCACCTAGTCGCGTTCGCGCGCGCGGAGGCGGTGGATGGGTAGTCGCAAGAAGCAGACGGTCGGCCATCGCTACCTGTTCGGATTGCACATGGGCCTCGCACGGGGACCAGTGGACGAGATTGTCGAGATCCGGGTCGGGGACCGCGAAGCCTGGAAAGGCTCGATCACCAAGAGCGGCCGCATCCTGATCAACAAGCCCGACCTGTTCGGCGGCGACAAGGGCGAGGGCGGCATCAAGGGCACGCTCGACGTGCTGATGGGCGACGCCGACCAAGCGGTGCTGCCGGCGCTGGCCGCGTTGCACGGCACGCCCACGCCTGCCTTCCGCTGTAGCACCACGCAATACTTCGACGGCCAGATCGCGGCGAACAACCCGTACCCCAAGCCGTGGAAGGAACGCGCGCGCCGCGCGCTGGCCGGGTGGGATGGCGCGCCCTGGTATCCCGAGAAGGCGGTGATCTGGCTCGCCAACGGCGCCATCCGGGCGATGAACCCCGCGCACATCCTGGTCGAGTGCCTGACGAACCGGGATTGGGGGCGTGGCCTGGACCGAGGCCTGCTGGACGAAGCCAGCTATCGACGCGCCGCCGATACACTGCACGCCGAGGGTTTCGGGCTTTGCCTGCGTTGGGCGCGCCAGACGTCGATCAGCGACTTCATGCAAGTCGTCATCGACCACATCGGCGCCGCACAGTACACCGACCGCAGCACCGGCCGCTCGACGCTGCGCTTGCTGCGCGACGACTACCGGATCGAAGACCTGCCGGTGTTCGACTACGAGTCCGGCCTGCTGGCGATCGAGGAGGATGAGGGCGGCGCGCAGGACGGCGCGGTCAACCAAGTCATCGTGACCTGGTATGACCCGATCCGCGATGAAGAACGGCAGATCCGGGTCCAGGATCTGGCCGGCATCCAAGCCACCGGCGGCGTGGCCTCGACCACCACCGAGTATCGCGGCCTGCCGACCGCCGAGCTGGCGGCGCGGGTCGGCACGCGCGATCTGTCGATCGCCTGCTCGGCCTTGAAGCGATTCAAAGTCCGGCTCGACCGCCGCGGTGGCGCCCTCGCGCCCGGCAGCGTGTTCTGTATCCGCGATCCGTTCCGCGAGATCGGCACCCTGGTGCTGCGCGCCGGCACGTTCGATGACGGCAAGCTGGCAGAGGGCGCCATCCTGGTCGCAGCGGTGCAAGACGTGTTCGGCCTGCCGGCGACGAGCTATTTGCAGCCGCAGCCGCCGGTGTGGACGCCGCCGGACCGGAATCCGCAGCCGGCGCCGACGCGGCGGCTGTTCGAGGCCGGTTACCGGGATCTGGCCACCACGCTCGACTCCGCCGCGCTGGCGGCGCTTCTGGCGGACGCGGGCGTGGTGCTGGCCGTGGGCGAACAGCCGGGCGGGCTGGCACTGAACTACATCCTGACCACGCGCGTGGGCGGTGGCGCCTACGCCGAGGCCGGCACCGGCGATTGGTGCCCGACTGCGATCCAGGCTGGCGCGCTGTCGGCGACGACGACGTCGGTCCAACTGGCGGCTGGGCGCGCGCTGGATCAGGTGGCGGTCGGCACCGCGGCCTGGGTCGAGGACGAGCTGGTCCGCGTGGTGGCGATCGACCCGCAGACCCAGACCGCGATGCTGGCGCGCGGCTGCGGCGACACCGTGCCGGTGCCGCATGCCGAGGGCGCCCGGATCTGGTTCTATGACGACTTCGCCGCGGCTGACCCCACGGACTACAGCGTCGGCGAGACCGTCGAGGCCAAGCTGCTGACCCGCACGTCGAGCGCGCAGCTGGACCCGGCGTTGGCGCCGGTGGACAGCGTCAAGCTGACGCAGCGCCAAGCGCGGCCGTATCCGCCGGGCGATCTGAAACTGGCCGGTGCCCGCTATCCGGCCGCCGTAGACGGCGACCTGGTGGTGAGCTGGGCGCACCGCGACCGGCGCCTGCAGAGCGATCAGCTGGTCGACCACGGCCAGGGATCGATCGGCCCGGAGGCCGGCACCGCCTACATGCTGCGCTTGCTGGACGCCATCGCCGGCACGGTCCTCGAGAGCCCCGCGCCAATCACCGGCACCAGCTACGCCGTCCCGCTTAAGGGTGTCTACCGCCTGCGGGCCGAGATCGGCTCGACGCGCGACGGTCTGGCGAGTTGGCAGAAGGCCGCACACACCTTCGACTTCAAGAACGGCCTGCTGCGGTCGGAGACCAGCGACGAGTTGGTGACCGAGGCCGGCGACTACCTGCTGATGGAATGACATGGCGAATCTGAAACTGTCCCAGCTGCCGGCGGCGAGCGCGCTGACCGGCGATGAAATCGTGCCGGTGGTGCAGGGTGGACAAACCCGACGAAGTACGGCCGCGGCGGTGGCCGACGCGCGCAAGGGCGCGTGGGTGGCGCCGTCGCTCAACGCGCCTTGGACGAACTTCGGAGACGTGTTTGCCGCGGTCGGCTACCGAAAGGACGGCAACCGTGTGCAACTGCGGGGTGTGGTCAAGGGCGGAGCTGGCGGAACGGTGTTATTCGTTTTACCTGCGCCGCTCCGTCCGTCCGCGCAGTTGATCATGACGACGCTGAGCGATGCAGGAGCGCCGACTCGAATCGATGTTCGAACGAACGGAGAGGTGTTCGTGGGGCTGCCGCCTAGCGCGCAGGTTGCATGGCTAGCGCTGGACAGCATGAGCTACTGCACGGATACCTAA